TCGCCTTATGCAATGCCCTTTCAGTTCGCCTACGTCGGACGCACAGAAGCTCTAGGAGTTCCGGCACTAGCTCGATGCCGCAATCTTCTCGCAGGCACAATCGGCACAATCCCATTGATGCTGCATAAGAAGTCAACAGGCGAGATGCTAGGNAGCCCTCTCTGGTTAGATCAGCCGTCTTATCATCAACCTCGATCAGTAACTATTGCTTACACAGTTGACTCACTTCTATTTTACGGCCAAGCCTTTTGGCAAGTAATCGAGGTTTATCAGGAAGATGGACGACCATCTAGATTTGAGTGGATCGCTAACAGCCGCGTAACAGCTACTCTAGATCGCGATAATGTTTTCGTAAAGTCTTACGCCATTGATGGTACTACAGTACCGATGGACGGCCTTGGCTCGCTCGTCACATTCCAATCACTTAATGATGGCATTCTAAATACAGGCGCATCAACTATTCGCGCAGCTTTGGACGTTCAAAAGGCTTCGGTAGTTGCAGCTGCAACGCCTATGGCAACTGGCTACCTTAAAAATACAGGCGCAGATCTACCACCTTCTGAAGTGCAAGGATTACTTTCAGCATGGAAGTCTGCCCGTCAAAATCGCTCCACGGCTTATCTGACATCGACTCTTAATTATGAGACAGTAGGATTTAGCCCTAAAGACATGATGTATAACGAGGCTATCCAGAACCTTGCTACTGAGATTGCTCGCCTATGCAACGTGCCACCTTATTACGTCTCAGCAGATCAGAATACGACAATGACTTATGCGAACGTAACTGAAGAAAGAAAGCAATTCTTGACTCTATCTTTACAGCCATTTATCTCAGCCATCGAGGATCGTCTATCTATGGATGACATCACAGCTCGCGGCAACGTTGTCCTATTTGACATCGATAAGAATTACCTACGCACAGATCCACTCGTAGAACTAGCAGTCATTCGAGAGATGCTTGATCTTCAGCTAATAACTGTAGAGCAGGCAATGGGCATGACAGACCTAACACCTAACGGAAGCCATGGGATGATATATGAATGAGATGATTACATTTTCAGCAGAACTTAAAGCAGATGCAGCAGAGCGCACGATCTCTGGAAAGATAGTTCCTTATGATGGCGAAGTCGGAATGACATCTGCCGGAGCCGTAGTCTTTGAGCGTGGCGCAATCAATATCGCTGAATCAAGTAAAGTCAAGCTCTTACTAGAGCATGATGCTAAGCAGCCGATTGGCCGCGCTCAATTTTTTAACGAGACAGAAGACGGCATTTACGCGTCCTTTAAGATTTCTAAATCATCACGCGGCACAGATGCTCTCATCGAAGCCGCAGAAGAACTCCGCACTGGTCTATCAGTTGGAGTTATGGTCAACGCAGCCAAGCCTAAGAATGGCGTGCTGTATGTATCGAGTGCAGAACTCCTCGAAGTAAGTTTGGTTCAGGCAGCAGCCTTTAAGTCTGCGGCCGTAACCGATATTGCGGCGTCTGAAGATGAAGCCGTTGAAACCAACCAACCAACAGAAAGCGAGACAGCCACCGTGGAAGAAACCACTTCAGCAGTCGAAGCAACACCTACAGTTGAGGCTGCCGCAGTTGAAGCTGCTCGCCCTGCTGTAACAGCAATGGCTTACACACAGCCACGCATTGAACTAACAACTGCAAAGTATGTAGAAAACACTATCCGCGCAGCAATGGGCGATGACGCAGCTCGTCAATACATCGCAGCAGCAGATAGCACAGTCAATAACCCAGGACTCGTTCCTACACGTCAGTTGTCAGAGATCATCAACCCTCTCGGAACAACCATTCGCCCATCAATCGAAGCAATCTCACGCGGAGTGCTTCCAGATGCAGGTATGACTTTCGAGATCCCAAAGATCACAGCAATGCCAACTGTTGCAGAAACAGCACAAGGTAATGCATTTAATGAGACAGATCAGACATCAGACTTCCTCTCAGTAACTGTTAAGAAGTACGCTGGACAACAGACATTCTCTGTTGAATTGCTAGATCGTACATCTCCAGCATTCTTTGATGAACTCGTTCGCAACATGGCCGCAGCATACGCAAAGGCTACAGATGCAGCAGTTAACGCAGCACTCATCTCAGGCGCAACAGCAGATGCAACTACAACAGTTACTTACCCAACAGCAGCAGAACTTCTCGGAGTAGTTGCTCGCGGTGCAGCTTCTGTCTATGGCGCAACACTTGGCCTACCAAATCCATTCGCTCGCAACATGATTGTAAACACTTCCCAGTGGAGCAACATCATGACACTGAACGACGCTGGACGCCCTATTTATACAGCTTCACAGCCACAGAACGCAGGCGGAGTCGCATCACCTACAGCCCTACAGGGTAACGTCGCAGGTCTTAACCTCTACGTCACACCTAACACAGCTGCTGGAACTGACACAGATGGATCGATCATCATCGTCAACCCAGACGCGTACACATGGTACGAGTCACCAACATACCGACTACGCGCAGAGTCAACAGCTGCTGGTCAGGTAACAATCGGCTACTACGGCTACGGCGCAATCGCGACCAAGGTCGGCGCAGGCGCATTCAAGAATAACAAGGCGTAAGCCACACTAAGTCGCTGGCAGGGTAGTGCCCTTCTACCCTGCCAGTCTTTAGAAAGGTAAACAATATGGCTCTGACAACAGTTGCAGAACTCCGCACGGCTCTAGGCGTAGGTACTCTCTACACCGATGCAGTCTTGCAATCTGTCTGCGACGCTTCAGACAACGTACTGCTACCTTTCATCTGGAATAATAAATCTTTTAACATAGCAAGCGAATCTACAACTACATCTGCCACTCTTTATTTTGACTACAATGTAGAAGATGTATTTTACGTAGGTCAGACTGTAGTAGTGTCAAATAACGCCGCTCATCTCAACGGCTCAAAGACAATTACAGCAGTCAGCGATAAGACAATCAGCTATACGATAAGTCATGGAACAGTCTTTCCTTACCATCCAGTAAATCCTTACGGCACAGTAGCGGCAACAGAGACACTAGATCCATCAACAGTACCGGCTATCCAAGAAGCGTCTCTAATGATTGCGATTACGATTTGGCAGGCAAGACAGTCCCCGACGGGTCAATCCGTTACAATTGATGGATTTCAGCCGAGCCCATTCACCATGTCCTCAACACTCGTAGCGAGAGTGCGTGGATTACTTGCGCCTTATCTCGATCCGAGATCGCAGATTGGTTGACCATGGCCGACATATCAACACTACGCGCAGGTATTGCAGCAGCTCTTACAGATAACACAAAGTATTCAGTCTTCTCATTCCCGCCTTCTACTGTCATTGCTAACAGCGTCGTAGTCAGCCCTAGCGATCCTTACATCACACCTTCTAATAATTCATATACCACGATCGCTCCTATGGCTAATTTTCAGCTGTCGATCTTCGTGCCGTTGCTAGATAATGAAGGCAACCTTAATGGAATTGAAGACGACATCGTGCGCGTGTTTAGCCTGCTCGCTGCATCTTCATACACCTATAACGTCTCAGATGTATCGGCTCCGGCCGTACTCAATGCCGTCTCAGGTGATTTACTTACTTGTAATATCAACATATCAATCCTAACGAGCTGGAGCTAACATGTCCGAGTGGGAAAAAGAAAGAGACGCCTTCCTGATCAAAATCGGGCAGGCAGCACCAACAGCAGCAAAGCCAGTAACTACTAAGAAAGACGAGGAATAATCCAATGGCTGTATTCTTAAATAATGGCGTAGTCTTGACAGTCAATTCAGTGGACTTGTCTGACCACGTTACAGCAGTAACAATCAATCGCGCATTCGATGAACTAGAAGTAACAGCAATGGGTGACTCAGGCCATAAGTTCGTCAAGGGTCTAGAGGCATCATCTGTCACAATCGACTTCCTCAATGACACAGCATCTTCTGAGGTTCTACAGACCTTGCAGGCAGTATGGGGAACATCAACCACAATCACAATGAAGCAGACATCAGCTGCTACATCTGCGACTAACCCTTTATACACAATGTCATGCTTGATCAACGGCACAACAGACATTAATGGTTCTGTAGCTGACCTCAGTATGCAATCGGTGACTTTTAACGTCAACGGTACAATCGCAATCACAACCGCATAATCCAATTAAACAAAGGGGCACAGCATGGCAAAGTTAATAGTCACACTAGCGGACAACAGCGTTACCGAGATCGAAATCACTCCTCGATTAGAGTACGCGTTCGAGCTATATGCTAAAAAGGGATTTCACAAAGCGTTTCGCGATGATGAAAAGCAGTCAGATGTCTATTGGCTTGCATGGGAAGGCCTTAGGTTAAGTGGAACCACAGTCAAGCCATTCGGCGCAGACTTTCTCGAAACTCTTAAGAGTGTAGAGGTTGCAGAGTCTGACCCTTTGGCCTAGGCAGGGATAGCATCCACTATCTCATTGCTCGCTTGAGCATAGAGACGGCTATCCCTCCACAATACTTAATTGATTTAGATCCATCAATGCTCCAGATGTTACTGAAAGCGTTAAAGGATAGAGCAAAGGAGCAAGCGGATGCCTACAGAGCTAAAAGGCGCTAACGAGCTTCGCAAAGCCCTAAAGAAGTTCTCACCTGATCTTGACAAAGAGACGCGTGAGGCAATGGTTGGATTTCTCAAACCCTTGGTTAAGAAGGCCAGAGGATTCTTGCCATCTAATGCAGACGCTCCATCTGGATTCGTAAAGCATGAAGTAAAGACTGCTAAGTTCCCGATGTATGACGCAGCTGAGGCTCGACGAGGCGTAGGTTATAAGTTAACACCTACTAAGCCTAATCGCCAAGGCTGGGTGCAGACAGTATCGATTCACAATAAGACAGCAGCTGGTGCAATCGTAGAAACTGCCGGACGTAAGTCTGGAGTCTCTGGCAATTTTAGCCCACGCTTCTCAGGATCTTTTGCAGGTAGTGGCAAGATGCAAGGTCGTGCAATGTTTAAGGCTTACTCAGAAGATCAGGGCAAGGCTAAGGCTGCAATTATTAAAGCCTTAGAAATTGCTGCCGCTAAATTTAATGCGAAAGGTATCTAATGGCTGAATTACGCATACCGATTATTGGTGAGTTTAAGGGTAAGAAAGCCTTTAAGGAAGCCGATAGCAGCGTCAAGTCCCTGACGAAGAACTTTAAGAAACTAGCAGGAGCAGCAGGTATTGGTCTATCAACTGCCGCAGTAATTAAGTTTGGCAAGGAAGCGGCCAAGGCCTTTATAGCAGACGAGAAGGCAGCTAGCAGACTTGCCATTGCAGTCAAGAACTTAGGTCTAGGATTTGAGACCCCTCGCATCGAGCGCTACATCTCTGAACTATCTGCCATGTCCGGCGTTACAGATGATCAGCTTCGACCATCGATGCAGAAACTATTGCAGACAACAGGATCAGTCACTAAGGCTCAAGAACTACTGGCACAGGCTACAGACATAAGCGCTGGCTCTGGCGTTGAATATGAGACAGTCGTTAACGATCTGACCATGGCTTATGTAGGCCAGACTAGAGGCCTTAGAAAGTACAACCTAGGTCTAAGCGTTGCAGAACTTAAGGGTATGAAGTTTGCAGATGTGCAGGAAAGACTCAATAAACAATTCTCTGGCGCTAATGCAGAATACCTTACGACTTACGCTGGCAAGTTACAGCTCATCTCTACAGCAGCAGGCGAAGCAAGCGAGAAGATCGGTGGCGCACTAGTCGAGTCTCTCGTCTCAGTCTTTGCCGCTGGAGACACTACTAAGTTCGTAAGCCAGATCGATGCACTTGCAATTAAGATTGCAGATACTGTCTCAGCCGTAGTCTTTGGATTTCAGAAGTTATACGTCTTGACCAGCGATAAAGCAATTCTTGCTAGCTTTAATCCCTTTGACGATTATGAGAAGAATGCCCTAGCGGCCATTGAGGCAGCCGAGAAAGCAGCCAAGTTTAAGCGTAATGCTCCGACTATGGGCTACTCAGGATCTCAGCCTATTGGTATCTATGAGACACCAGTACAGATTGCAGCTCGTAAGAAAGCAGAAACCGATGCACTTAAGCGCGCTAAACTTTTAGCCGCGGCGCAGACTAAAGGCTTAGCAGAAGCTAAGAAGAAGGCTGCACTAGATAAAGCATCAAAGACTCTTAATATCGAAGCGATTGGCATTGAAGCAGCGCTTAAAGGCAAGTTAAGCGAAAGCGATCGCCTGTCCTTACAATTACAGAAGGCTATTCTTGAAGGCAATGCAACTCTAGCAACTTCTGTATCTGACCAATTAGACGCTGCAATTAAGCGCAACAATGAACTGCGCCTGTCCTTGTTGGCTACTCCTAAAGCACCTAACCCCTTTTCAGAATGGTCAATTCCTAAACTTGACTTTGGTGGCAATATGTTAGGCGCACCTGTACCTAATTTC